GAGTCTGCAACCAAAGAGTATACAGATGTTTTAAAACAAGCAGGAGAAAGTGAATCTTTCAATAAGTTTACAAGTGGTCTTAAAACACTTACTGGTGGATTAGTTGACATTGCACCAATCTTTGACGATATTATTAAATATGCAAATGCAATTAAAGATGTAGCCACAAGTACACTAGAAATTTTTGCTAATCTTGGGGATGCAGATAGGTTCTTAGAAAGTTATTTTCCTGACTTGAGAGAGTCTCTAATGGCCTTTACTTCAGGTCTGAATGGGATATTTGGTAAGGCATTAAAGAGTATTGGTCTTGCACTTGCAAGTTTCATTGCTCCTTTCACTGCATTCTTTAAAAGTATTACACTTTTCTTTTCCGTGTTATTATCGGGTGATGCTGAGATGTTAGGTGTCGTGGTTGGAAACATGTTCAAAAAACTTGGCACTTTAATGAAAAGTGTAATTCTTGCACCATTCAAGTTGTTGATAAACAGTGTTGGTTTCATGGTAAACAGTGTCTTGATTCCAATCATAACAGGTTTAACTAAAATTCTATCAACCATATTAAAGGGTGTTTTGATGGCACTTAGAACAATGGTTGTTTCACTTGTGACTGCAATAGCAGGTTTAGGAGCTCCGTTCCTTATAATTGCAGCTGGAGTCGCACTTCTTGGACTTGGAATATATCTTGCTTGGGATTTTTTAAAAGAAAAATGGAATGGTTTTACAGATAAGGTAAAAGATATAGCCACAAAGATAAGTGACTTTGCTAGTAATATGGGTGACAAGATTATGGAGTCTTTTCAGAAAGCTATTGATAAAGTAAAAGACCTCGGTGGAAGATTAGGAAGAAGGATTCTAAAATTCTTTGGATTTGGAGGAGATGATGAAAACCTAGAAGAATCCAAACCGATGCCTAAACAAGAACGACTAAAATACATGGAAGGTGATGGAACGGATGGTAAAGGTGTTGGGTATAACCCCGAAGATGGCACCATTGATAAGGACGCACTTTTAACTGGTAGTTTTACAAAAACAATGCTACAAGACCTTTTAGATACTGACAACCTAACAGATGATTCTCGTTCAGCAATAGAATCTGAAATGAGAAGTGAAAAGTATAATAACGATAGTATTAAACAAATGAATGCAAATATAGCTGGTCTAGTATGGGATAAAGATTCTATGTCATACATGTCTTCTATGGACTATGCCATGAGGACTCCTAATACTGGTGGAGAGATTGAAAATAGTACTATAGAGTTAAATGAAGCCACAAAACAAAGTGGTGGGAATATGAATACTGTTATTAAGGGTGGGGATACTGTATCATCAAGTACTACATTTATACCACCTTCAGGCAATCCAAGAAATAGTGAACCTTCTGCAGCAAGAGGTGCTGGTGGTTAAATACTTGGCCCTTCTAGGATATCAAACTTAGTAATCTTTTTTCTATCGTATTTTGTTTTGTCCGAATGGACTTTTGATGCACCATGACTTGGTGTCTCTTTTCTTACTTTAACATCGGGTTTCTTTTTGCCAAAGATTATCTCCCAATTATCTGCATAGGTCTTATCGTCTGAGTTCCTTCTCTTGGAACCTTTTCCTCCGTGCCATTGTTTCATTATCTTCTTCTTTGTCTTGTCGGTGCATTTCTTTTGATTGCATCTAATTCCTTTCTTCTCTTTAACTGTTGGTTCTTTTGATTTTTAGTATCGTTAGGTTTCTCATGATATTTTCTATCTCTCACCTCTTGGACGATTCCTGCATTATCACATTCTTTTTTGAATCTACGAAGTAGTTGGTCGAACCCCTCTAAGTTTCGATTCTTTGGATTTAGTCTTGGTTTTACACTTGGCATAATATTATATTTGTTATTTAAAAAAAGTGTTAAGTCACCCCACGCCTTACAGCATTCCCGTTCTTAACCGATTGACCCGCTTCTATTTGCCGTCAACCTTGCCCTTACTGAGTACCCCCTTCTATTTTCCACGGTCTCAGTGAATGTACCAACTTTATCACTTATTTTCATAATCAAGAATTGGTACACCCCAATCTAATTAACTATTTTCGTTAGCTAGATTTTTAAAGTAATCCATTGCATCATCTTCTTCCTTTGGGGTTGAAGTTTCTGCAGTAGGGACTACTGGTTCGTCTGCAACTGATTCAGTGTTCACGTTAGACCATGGCACTTCTTCCATATCTTGTGATACTGATTCTGCTGTAGATGTAGATGCACTACCGAGAACTCTTTCAAGTTTCTCTTTTAGTTCCTCGTAAGTTTTAAACTCACTTGGTGCAATAACATCTGACAATGAATGCACTTGACTAAATGTTGAATTTAGTTTTGCTTCATCATCAAATAATGGTGCAACTGTATCAAATTCAGATTTGTCGTAGTTCCAATAACCATCAACTTTTCTGATTTTAATTTTAAAGTTTGCACCTTCATCTCTTAAGTCAAAAGGATTAATTGCTTTCTCATCTTCAAATGCAGGTGAGATTGCTTCCTTGAGTGCTTCAAAGATTTTTTTACCGTATCTATATTTAAATACTTTACCTTCGTTGTCGGGATTTTTAGGGTCTGAAACCACATAGACATTTGACACATAATGTAAACGTCTTTTCTGTTTACGTGCAATCTCTTTGTTTGCCTCAATTCCTGTATTCCACAACTGGGTGTTGTATTCAGACACTGGGTCTTGTTTATTAAGAGTCGTTAAAGACTTCTCAATATACCAACCACCTGGCCCTTGGAATCCATGGTCGAAGTATGATACCCAAGGCATCTCTTCTCCATCGGGAGTAGGTAAAAAACGAACCACTGCATAACCATTACCAGTTTTATCCAGTTCGGGTTTCCACATTGTTTCATCTGTGTAGGATTTTTTTGCACCATCAGATGGTGAAGCTGTTTCCATTGCAGCTCTTAGTTTATCTAAACTACTTGACATTGTATTCTCCTATTTTATCGTACAATTATATCGCATTTTATATTTCGGATTCTAGACCTTGACCTAGAATCCACCTTTCACTATTTTCATAGTAATAGAGTCCATTATACAGGATTTTATCCTCTATGTCTAGAGGGTTTTTCCAGTATACTGAACAGTTCTCATAATACTTTAAAAGTGCTATGAACTGACTCCTTTGTGCATTTAACACATTAGAGTCGGTATTGTATTTATGCATATAGTTAGAACTACCTGCATAAATGTTTTCAAAACTATCTGATTCAAGTGCATCAAAACCGATAAGATTAATTTTATCATATCCGTTCTGCATTGCAAACCCTAAAGCAGACATTCCTGTAAATAAATTTTTTAACAATGGGTCATTGTATGTCACTATTGTTTCGGGTCTAATCAATCCTAAGAATTGTGTAGACTCATCATCTCCCTGTATAATGAAATGAGTGTCGTCTTCTTTAACACTTACATCTACATTATTAAATGTGGGAAGAAACATATCAATCATTTCAATTGGTAGTGGGTCTATATCTGCAAATGCAACCATGTTAGTTCTATAGTATTCAGATTCAACTATTTCTTTTTGTACTGGCATGTCAACTGCAAAGACGATATCACATTCTTTAGTGTCACGATAGATTGCATTACAACCCCATACCTCATGTGTGATAGTAGAGATATCTATATCATTTCTGCTTGGGCCATTCCCAAGAATAGTCACTTCTGACATATTTCTAATAATTTGTTTTTGTATTTTGTTTGGTCATAAGAGAGGAATGACTTGTACTTATTAATCTTAATATGCACTTCGGGATACACTACGTGTTCCGTTATGAGTCTCTCCCAATCTTTAGTGAACCCTATTATCTCATCCATGATACACATTGTTTCTAATGATATTTCTTTTCCCAAAAACTTTTTGAGTAGGATAGGGTGCTGTCCCTTCTTAACTTCTAACACTTGATTGATACTTTTCTTCAGAAGTAAATCAGACACTTCAGTCTCAAACATATATCCTAGTTTCTGATTTCGTTTCTTCCATTCCTTGTAAATCTTATTACACTCTTCATCCAACAAATCTCCTGCCCAACTATCTTTTAAAGATAGGTTTGCTATGTAGAAATCTTGTAGTTCTTGTTTATGTGTTTTAAAGAGTTTACCAAAATGGTATTTGTCTTTTCGTTTGAGGAATGAGTTGATGTCACTCTTTACCTTTCCGTTATACTTTACAAAGTCATAACCCTTAGAATAAAAATGTAATTTTATCCCAAGATAAAGAGTGTATGCATCATATCCCTCACGACTTGTCATTAAGTAATGATTTTCTTTTCTGCTGGTGCTTGAATTAAATGTGCTTCTGCAATCTTCTCACTTGATGGGACTACAAATACATATGTTGAGAATGTCATTGATGGAGGATTCTCTTCTCCTGTCACAGCAACACCCTTAGAGAAACCCATTCCACCATTTGGAGAGTTTACAATCATCTTAGGGTTTGCAATAGTAAGTCCATTGTCGTTAGAGATAAACTCTCCGACATATTCCCCACTCATTGCTACCACTGATACTATATCACCTTTTTTCATAATTTACTCCTATTTGAAAAATTGTTCTAGAGACTCTTCTCTATTTTTTATTTTATCTGAACTATACTCTAGTTCTCCTTCTTTACGAAACACTAAGATGAATTCATGCACCTTTGCAGTGTATCTTTTACTTGCACACTTACCTGCTTGTAAAGCTGCAAATATAGTGTTGTTTCTCATTACAATTATATCATGTAATTTCAAACCCGACTTCTTAAACATATTGATGGTATCAGAATGAAAAGATTTATACTCTCCGTCTTTTCTAAAATCACCACAAACCCAAACTGCAAAACCACCTGGCTTTAAAACTCTCTCTATGTTGTCTCCACAAACTTGTATCCTTTCACAAAACTCGTCATACTTCCTTATGTCTGACAACTGTCCTTCTGCACTTTCGTATCTTTCTATATCAGCGTAAGGTGGACAAGTCAAAACTAAGTTTGCAGATTCATTAGGTGTTGATTTCATTTCACACCCGTCTTCCTCATAGATGGTTGCACCGAGTTCATGTCTGTCTAACTCATGTCTAACCCTCTTAACTGTTTCGGGAGATACATCATAACCATAATAGTTTCTTCCTAATGTTTGTGATACGAATGCACGAGTCAATCTTCCTGCAAATGGGTCAACGATTGTATCACCAACCATAGACCAATAGTGAACTATGTTCTCACATAAACCAGCATGAAACTCACTCATCAATACACCTTTAGGAAGACGATTCTCTGCAGCGGTATCATAAATCTGTCTCTTTGATTCCCATGAAGGTAAGTATGCATCACTCCAATCGTTCTTAGATGATGCAGTTGGAGTTATAATTGATTGTATGTTCCAACCAAATTGGTCAATAACCCTCTCGTTCTCATTCCATGGTAGTATGTTTTTATAGTATTCACTTTTCACAATTTTATCTATTTTTCAAAGAACCTATTGATAGTTCCTTTTGTTGACTTACCTCTATTTACCATATTGAGACCAGTTGCTTCTGCTTCTAGTTTCTCTTTTAGAGGTTGAGATATTAACCTCTTTGCAGACTCGGGTTCTAGTTTATTGTT